CTCGCACGCCGGCGTCTACGAGGCGGCGTGCGAGGTGGCCCAGGGGATCGGGATCGACGAGATCGACTGGTTCCATGCCCCGCACCCCGCAGCGGGCACGGGGGGGGCGTTCGGGCACGGCAGGACGTGGCTCGGGCCCGAGTTCGACGACGTGAGAAGGCGCATTCTGACGGGGCTGGTGGCCGGGGCGGGTCCGGGGTTGGACTTCCGGCCGCTTGGACCTACGAGTGGCATCGGACCATCTCATCGGTAGGGTTCCCCCTTGACACCTCTCCCGCGAGGGGGGACCCTGGGATTCGTTCCTCGGTGATCTCGAACCGCCCCGGGGGGCACCAGTCGGGATCACTATGGACAGGACGAACGGCAGCTCGGTCCTCCTGGACCGTTTCGGCAGGCCCTTTGTGGACGATTCGCCGACGAACGGCAAGGCGACCGACGGGGGGGGAGGGGAGCGCAGGGCCTTCGCGAAGTTCCTGACCAGCTCGGCGAGCCGGTACCTCCAGGGGCTGACGGGGCTCTCGGCTTCGCCGGAGTACCGCGCCAGGGATCCGGTGTCGAATCACCCGTGGGTCTACGCTTCGGCTGCGACCGCCGCCGTTGTGATCTCGCAGGCTCCGCTCACGGTCTGGAGGGAGGCCGACGAGGAGATGGAGAGGCGGGCGGTTCGAGCGAAGCGGCTCGGTCGGGTCGCCCACGAGAACGCGTGGACTCCGGCCAGGGGTCTCCGCCGGGGGGCTCTCCGTCGGCACTGTTCCACGATCCCGAAGAGGATGTGGCTCAAGGGGCTCGAGCCCGACAGCCGGCACGAGTTCGCGCAGCTCATGGTCGCGCCGAACCCGCTGCAGGACGGCGGGCAGCTCGTCCAGATGACGGCGATGAACCTCGCCCTCGGCGAGTGCTTCTGGGTTCTGTACCGGGGGGGCGTGCCCGCGGTGGGGGACGAGATGCCCGACGAGGTGTGGCCGGTGCCCGGCGACTACATGAAGCCGAGGCACGCGACACAGTCGGGGGGGGCCTTCCTGGGCTGGAAGTTCTCGCCCCCGACGTGGCACCCCGACTACCAGCCGGGGCGGGAGATGCCGCTGGAACCGGAGAGCGTTGTCCAGTTCAAGATGCCCGGCCCGAGCGACCCCGTGCGCGGGTTCAACCCGCTGACCGCGGCGGCGGCGGCGATCGAGAGCGACATGATGATCCGCGCGCTGAACCGCGCGCTGATCCGCAACGACGGGACTCCGCGCTCGGTGCTCTATCACCCGGACAAGCTCACCGAGGAGGAGGAGGAGGAGGTTCTCGCGGAGTGGGCCGAGAAGTTCGAGGGGTCGCACAACGCCGGGAAGACGGCCCACCTGTTCGGCGGCGCGAAGCTGGAGAAGGCGGCGTGGTCGCCGCGCGACCTGGAGTTCGAGAACCAGGGCGGGCGCAACCGCGACGAGGAGCTCGCGGTCATGCGAACGCCGCCGTCCGCCCTCGGGATGGCGGACCTGATGAACTACGCGACCCAGCTCGGCCAGGACAAGAACTACTGGCAGAGGATGGTGATGCCGCTCGCCCGGGCGATCGAGGGGCCGGTCGACCGCCGGTTCTTCTTCTCCCAGCCGGATACGGTGTTCGCGGCGTTTGACGTGTCGGGGGTCGAGGCGCTCCGCGCCGGGATCTCGGACATGATCGCGGACGCGAACGTGATGTGCGGCCAGAATCTGCACACCCCGCCCCGCGTCGCATTCCAGGTCGTCGGCCTGGACGTGCCGGAGTACGACGCCGACGAGGTTGCGTTTGTCCCTGCCCTCGCGACCCCCGCCGGCGACGCAGCGGAGGGGCTTCCCGACGTTGGCGAGAGCGACGGGGAGGACTCCGGGGTCGATGGAACGTCTCCCCCGGACGAGGAGGTGGACGACAGGGCCGCCTCGCTCCTCCGCGCCTCCGGGCCGCTGATCCTGACCGAGGCCGGGCGGCGCAGGAAGGCCGCGAACCGCTGGCGGCAGTTCGTCAGGATGGAGGCGGCCGTCGAGATCCGGCTGCGGAAGGCGTACCGGGGGTGGGTGAACGCGGAGCGGCGGGCGTGCCTCGTCCGCTTCGACGAGGCGGCCAGGGGAGAGAAGGCCGTGTTTCTGCCGTCGCTGGTCGTGCCGGCGAGGAAGGTGCTCGACATGACCGCGGTCCTCCCCGACCTCGACGAGCTGATCCGGGCGCTCCGGATGAAGTCGCGACCAATCATGGCGGCCGGGATGGAGGCCGTGTGGGACTTCACGGAAGCCGAGATCGGCGTCCCGACCTTCTCGATCGACGACGACGTGTTCGTCCGGCGGTTCGACGCCTACGAGGCTCGGCTCGTCGAGAAGACCCCCGAGGCCCTCGCCAAGAACGTCCGGCGGGCCCTGGAGGAGGGGATAGGCAACGGGGAGACCGTGGCGGAGATCCGCCTGCGGCTCGCCCAGGTGTTCAATACGGCCGCCAGCTCGTCGAAGACCCTGCTCGTGGCCCGGACGTCGACGGGCGGGTTTATGAACGCGACCCGCGACGGGATGTTCAGGGAGGCCGGCTTCAAGACCGGGGAGTGGGTCTCCGCCGGCGACGAGAACACGAGGGTCGACCATCTGATCTTCGGCGACGCCGGGGAGCAGAAGCTCGGATTCAACTACCAGACCATTGCGGAGGAAAGCACGGACGGTACGCTCGAGTACCCCGGCGACCTCCGTGCGCCCTTCGGAACGATCGCGAACTGCCGCTGCATGTGGGCACCCACGGAGTAGAGAAGATGAAGGACCTGGACATCAGCAAGCTCAATTCGGCCCGAGTGATCGAGGACCCCGAGGAGATCGCGCTTGCCCTGCGGAAGGCGGAGGCGGGCCGGAGGGGCGTCGAGGAGTCGGAGGTCGACCTCAAGATCGACAAGGAGGGGCACGTGCTCCGGCGCAAGGCGACGGGGCTCGCGGTCGCGCAGAAGCAGCGTCACCTCGGCGCGGCGAAGCTCCAGGCCCTCGTCGAGGCGCGGGGCATGCCGTGGGACGAGGGGTACGTCGGGCGCGACGTGCCGTACTTCCTCAGCGACGAGCGCGTCGACGGGCACGGCGACATCGTGCTCCAGAACTGGATCTTCGACGTGTACGAGGACAACCCCGTTCTCGCGTTCTCGCACTACTGGGACTCGCTCTCGATCGGGGTGGGGATCGACTGGAACGTCGTCAACCGCGTCGACGACAAGTACACCGGCCGCGCCCTCTTCTTCCGCGCCCTCTTCGCGACGGAGGAGATGCAGGGCTTCGCGGACATGACGTTCCGCATGGTCGAGGCGGGGATGTTCCGGGGGATCAGCGCGGGCTTCTACCCCGGCATGGTGATCTGGATCGAGGACGACGACGAGCGCGCCGAGTACGGGCTCGGCCGGTACGGCTATGTGCTCGACCAGAACACGCTCCTGGAGGGCTCGCCCACCCTCCTCCCCGCGAACGCCGGCTCGACGGAGATCGAGGCGACGCTCGCGAAGGCGAAGAAGCGCGGGCTCCTTCTCGCGGGCGACCTCCCCGTGCTCCGCGAGCTGGAGCGGCGGAGGATCGCCGCGAGCACGAGGTCGATCGAGGAGTGGGGGGAGAGCGAGGGGCTGTACCGCCGCGTCGCCCGCCTGCTCTTCCCCGAGTCCGTGTTCCGCAAGCACGAGGATCTCGACGAGCCGATCGACGGCGCGGAGCCCGAGGACGAGCAGATCGTGGTCGCGGTCGAGGGCGCGCCGGAGGAGGACGACCTCGGCGAGAAGATCGACGGCCTGGCTGCGCTGGTCAGCGAGGGGTTCGGGTCGGTCCTGGCGACCCTCGACGACGTGCGCGAGCACCTGGAGACGCGGGAGGCGACGCGCGGCGCGGACGACTCCGAACCGGACGAAGGCGACGAAGACGAAGAAGACACCGACGGGCTCGAAAGCGCGTCGGGCGAGAACCGCATCGAGTCCGTCCTCGCGAAGGTCGAGGAGTTCAGGCGCACGCGGGGGACTCCCGCGAGCCCGTAACCGAACCCGAAGGACATCACAGATGAAACTGACCGAAGAAAAGGCAGCCCAGCTCCTCGGAGCGATGGATGAGCTCCTCGGGGCGGACGGGCTGACCACCATGCGGGAGAAGATCGCTGCCCTGCAAGCAACGGTGGACGGAATGGCGGGGCTCGACCCCAAGGCGATCGCGACCAACTTCGAGAGGATGCAGGCCGAGCACGACGCGATGGTCCTGCACCTCCGGACCAAGCGAGATAGGTTCTACGTCTCGGGGATCGAGGACATCGGCGACCAGTTCTCGGTCATCCGCGCGTGCTCCGGCTACCTCCAGGGGAGCGGGAGCAAGGTGGGCTACGAGGCCGTCGGCGCGGGGCTCGAGTTCGAGCTGATGCGTCAGGTCTACGAGAAGAACCGCGACGTGTTCGCGAAGGCGGGGATCGGCATCGGCGACGACACGGTCGCCGCGAGCTTCATCCCCGACCAGGTGATCGCCGACGTCATCGCCGCCATCTACCGGCGCGCGGTCTTCTTCAACCTCCAGGGGGACGGGCAGACGCGCGTCTCCGTGATCGACGGCCTGATCGGCCAGAACGTTCGCGTGCCAAAGTTCGACGGCGGCTGCGTGGCGTACTGGGTCGACGAGGAGGCGGAGTACGCCGAGTCGTACCTCTCCACCGGGCTCAAGAGCGCGACGCCCCACAAGCTCGGGGTGCTCACGACGATCACTCAGGAGATGGAGGAGCAGATGGGGTTCGGCTTCGAGACCCTGTTCCGCAACGACCTGATCGAGGCCGCGAAGAAGAAGATCGACTGGACGATCGCCTACGGGCGGGGCGGCAACATGCCGCTCGGGATCCTGAACTGGACGGGCGTCCGCGTCTTCTCGGCCCAAGCCGGCGAGGCGGTCGACGACCTGTTCGTCAACGACGTCCAGGGCGACGGCACCGCGGCCGGCACCACGATCGCGGCCGCGAACTCGGGCGACTGGGACGGCGGCGAGCTGGACTTCGACGCCCTGATGGACATGCAGACGCTCCAGGAAGAGGACGACGTCTACCTGGACAACTCGGCCCTCGTGTCGGCGGCTCGCTACCTCAAGCGACTGAAGCAGCTCAAGATCGAGAACTACTCCGGCCAGACGGCGGGCAACCCGTACCTGATCGGCGTGCCGATGCTGACCGACGGGCGGCTCCGCGACCTGATCGGGGACTTCGCGCGGTCGAGCATGTTCGCCGCGGGCCTCCCCGGCGCGGGCATCGGGGCTCCCACCACCTCCACGACCTCCAGCTACACCGACGTCATCTCCGGCGACCTGCGCACCGTGATCTGGATGCGGTGGGCCGGCATGGAGATCACCGACGACGGCGGCAAGGGGGCGGGGTTCACCAAGGACCTCAAGTACGTGAAGCTGCGCCTGCGCGGGGACACGTTCATCCGTCAGGAGCGCAAGCTCATGGTCTGCCCCGACGCCCAGATCATCGGGTAGGCGGGACGTTGACCTGAACGCCTGACCGAAAGGAAACGACAGAAGGACAGAACCATGCGACACAATTTCCATCACAACAACCTCGTGGGGGTCTGCTTCGAGCCGCAGGTGCTGAACGACAGCGCCGCGACGGGGGCCGCGATCGTGGAGCCGCAGCACCGGGGGACGGACATCACGTTCATTCTCTGCGCCGGCGACATGGCGGCGACCGCCACGGGATCCGGCGCTCTCCAGGGGCGGCTCCGCTCCGACGGGTCGACCTGGGAGGCGCTGACCGAGTACGACGGCGTGACCGCCCTCGTCTTCCTCGCCTCGCTCTTCACGGCCGACTCGGTCCTGGAGGACGACGTCGTGATCGGGACCATCCCGCTCGATCGGATCGACTGGGACACCTACGAGGCGATCCGGATCGTCGTCACCAACGCGGTGGCGGTGGCCGTCACGATCGGCTGCTGCTACGTGATCTCCGGCGTGCGGAGCGTCCCGTCCGGGCAGACCGACTACCTGTTCGCCAAGTGCATGCCCTCCTGACGGGAGGCATGAACTAGGGGACGTGCCGAGTGGGCGTCCGTGACTACACCGGCGACGGACCGAGGGACCCGACCCCCCCTCCCCCGGGGGGCGATCCCTCGGTCCAAGCCCTGCTGCCGCAGCCGACCGTCAAGGCGAGGCTGCTCGATTCCGGGGACGAGGGGGGCGGAGAGATGCAGACGCTTACGCTGATCCAGGGCTCGGTCGAGCCGTTCGACGTCGAGATCGTCGACGAGAACGGGGCGGCGCGGAGCATCGCCGGCGCCGACCACGCGAGCTTCGCGGTTCGGCGCGACCTGGCCGACAGCACCGACCTGCTCCTTCTCCGGAAGGTCGACACGAACATCGTGATCGACGACACGAACATGAAGCTGACCTGCACGATGAGCCAGGCCCAGGCGGACGCCCTCCCCGTGGGGGTCTTCGTCGGGCAGGCGGCCGTGCGCTTCGGCGACGACAACAACTGGAAGGGGACGATGCCCGTTCGCGTGAACGTGATCGAGCTGGGCGCTCCGAAGACGAGCACGTGATCACCACCGACCAGATGCGGCGGGAGCTGGCTCTTCCGGCCGAGCGCGAGAGCGAGTACTCCGACTTGAAGGACGGGGTGATCGCGCTGTGGGAGGCGGAGACCCGGCTGCTCTGGAACGCGCGGACGGACCACGTTCAGGAGGTCCGCGTCCGCCCGCAGGGAAGGACCATGCTCCTGCTCGAGCTGGTCAACGTCTCGTCCGTGACGTCGGTCGAGGGGAAGTACGACACCGACGACGATTGGACGGACGTCGACGAGGAGGACTACGAGGTCGAGGGGGACCGCCGCCTCGTGAACAAGGACGGCGGCTGGACCTACGACCGGGTTCGCGTGACGTACACGGGCGGCTACTCGGCCGCGCCGGCCGACGTGCAGCGCGCTCTCCTCGTGCAGCTCAAGTTCGAGAACCAGCGGCTCGGCGTGGAGAAGGTCGGCCTCAAGGGGCAGAGTTTCCAGGGCGGGGCCGGCACGTTCGAGACGGGGACGCTCGCGCCGTTCTTCGAGGCCGCCGCGAAGCGGAGGGGGAGGAAGGCGTGATCCGGCTCAAGCTCGACGAGAAGGTGAGGAAGGACCTCGCGCAGATCGAGACGCGCGGCCGGACGTGGAAGTTCCACGCGGACCTGACGAGGCGGTGGAACAAGACGGGGCTCCGCGCCGGCGGGCGCACGTCGAAGAACTACCTGAGCGGGCAGAGGAAGCGGCGGAGGACCGGCGCTCTCGCGCAGTCGATCATCGGCCGCGGCGAGATGGTGAACGGCGTCCCCGCGATGCGGCTCGGGGTCTTTCGCGGTCCCGCGCTGCGTTACGCCGGCGTCCAGGAGTACGGGACGAGGAAGCACAACCCCAGATCCCCCTACGACACGATCAAGTCGAAGAGGGCGGGCGGCGCTCTCGCGATGCCCGTCGGTGATTCGCTGACCGGGGCTGGTGTCTCGCGCTACGGTGGCCCTCGCGAGGATCCCCGCCAGCTCCGGTTCCTTCCCGCGCTCCGCGGTCGGCTCGTGGGGATCCTCGTCGAAGAGGGCGGGGTCGAGGCGCAGTACCTGCTCCTGCGGTCCGTCGAGATCCGGCCGGGCTTCTTCCTCCGTGACGGGATGGAGCAGGCGATGCCCGACCTGATGCGCGACGTGGCCGACACGGCCGAGTTCGTCCTGATGGGGAGGTCGACCCGATGAGCAAGCCGCAGTCGGAGATGAGCGCGCGAGAGCTGGCGCTCGACGCCATGCGGCGGTTCGCCGGCGAGGTCCACGGGGGGCGGTACTTCGTGAAGCGCGGGTGGATCCACTGGGGGACGTTCCCCTTCGACGCTCACTGGCGGGGTTTCTCGATCCAGGTCGACCGCGCCCCGTTCGTTGTCGAGCCCGGCGCCCCCGGCGAGATGGAAATCACGTTCGAGCTCGCCGCGTCGATGCCCGAGGGAGAGGAGCCCGGCTTCGACGACGGCGTGCAGGAGGAGATGATCGAGGACGCGCGGTGGGTCGTCGAGCGAGCCGCGGCGGACCAGTACAACGGAGACACCATGTTCGCGCTGCTCCGAGGCAGCCGGACCGTAGCCGAAGAGTTCCATGACGCCTCCGATCGAGTTCAGGGGGTCGTCGCCAGCTTCCGAATCAAGTACCACTGACCAAGGGATGAACCCATGAGCATCGTCGGATTCCAATCCTTCTGGGCGGTCGGGAGCCGGGCATACTTCAAGCGCGACAACGTCGGTTCCACGGAGCAACCGTGGATCGACCTCGGCGTGCTGGAGACGGCGAGCCCGGCCCTCGAAGCGGAGAAGATCGAACTGAAAGACGGAGACGGGGGCGTTCGCACGCTCGTCGACTCCGCCGTGACCGAGATCGGGGAGATGTACGACCTGGTCTGCTCGAACCTGAACGACCGCAACCTGGCGCTGATGTTCCTCTCCGATCCGCCGGAGGCGTTCACCCAGGCCGCCGCGCTGGTCGAGCTGTCGAACTACTGCGAGGCGGGGCAGCTCACGAAGATCCTCGACGCCGACGACGTCCCGGTCTTCATGTTCTCCGCGATCTGCGGGGTGGCGACCTCGACCTACGCGTCGACGGTCGACTGCACGGCGATCGACGCGAGCGCGAAGGAGATCACAGTCGACACCGACCTGTCGCTCGTCCTCGCGGACGGCGACACGATCATCCTCTGCGCGGACGGCGGCATGGTCGACGCGGACAACGCGGGGACCTACACCTGCGACGGCGCCCCGACCGCGACCGTCATCACCGTGAACGAGGACCTGTCGGCCGACGAGACGGGGATCACCGCGACGGTCATCCACGACTCCGGCTCCAACAACTTCGCCGAGGCGGACGAGTTCGAGGTCGTCTCCGCCGACCGCGGGCTGTTCAAGATCGGCGCGACTTCCTCGCTCGTCGCGGGCGACCACACCGTCATCGCAAACACGGCGGCCGTCACGGGCGACCGGCTCACGAAGCCGCAGGCCCAGGAGGGCGAGGCCGAGGGGCTGATGGTCCTCGTCTGGAGCGGCGGCGGAAACGCCGAGCAGACCGCGCGGTACGCCCGCGTCGGCCTCTCCCCGAGCAGCGCCGACCTCAAGGTGGACGACTACTCGAACATGACGCTCCAGGCCCAAGTCATCTCCGACCCGAACGCGACGGACGAGTTCGGTGGCCTGCTGCACTTCAAGGGCTCGCTGCCCACTGGATCCTGACGCTCGCGCAGTCGAGCAACCGGGGAACCGCTCTCGGGCACTTGCCAGGGATCCCCGGTCGCACCCGCTCTCCACGCGGTTCGGGGGAGCGGGCCTACCTCTGACTGGCAACGGAGGCAATCATGTCGAAGAAGAAGAAGGCGGGGGGCGATCACCCCCCGTCCGAAACGAAGGTTCTGTTCCCCGGGCGCAGGATTGCGCTCGCATCCGACCCCGACGACCCCGACGACCCGCTCGCGGGCGTCTTCGCGGAGGTGTTCCCCCTGGGGGTCTGCCACATCGACCGCTTCGCGAACGAGATCACGGGCGCCCTCATGCTGCTCGCCTCGGACATGGCGCGGCTTCGTGGGAAGGGGGGGGAGGACGCGCAGCTCGGGGGGGCGGTCCTCCAGCAGCTCGTCCCGTTCGTCATCCGCAACCTGATGTCCCTGTTCCGCGCGTGTGTGAAGATCGGGGACACCAGGCTCTCGGACGTGGACGAGGAGGTGACCAACCTGCCGCACTGGGTCGCTCCCAAGCTGATCGAGGCGTGGATCACCGACTCCTTCGGCGAGGAGGAGAAGTGGCGCCCTTGGGTGACGGCGACGGAGAACGTGCTGGCGCAGTTCGGGGTCGAGACAAGCTCGATCTCGGGGATCTTCTCCAAGCTCTCGTCGCCGCAGGACACGACCTCCGGGGGATCCTCTACGAAAGACAGCCCGGGCTCCCCTTCCGGGGGTGGACCGTCCCCCAACTGAAGTACTGGGGGGAGCGCGTAGTCAGGCTGCGGACGCAGGAAACCGTCCAGCGGGTCGACGTTCTCCGCATGGGGATCGCGTCCGTGATGGACAAGAAGGCGGCGCGGAAGGTCCAGCAGGGCCTTGCCGCGCTCCGCCGCCTGTCCTCTCCCCCCTCGTCCCCCGACGCCGATCGTGATACTCTCCGGTTGCCGGAGGACCACGACGGGACCTCCAGCTTCGGGTAACAGCTCATGCCTGATCGCCGCGTAACGATCACCGCCGTCCTCTCGGACAAGGCCAGCCGCGGCCTCCAGACCATCGGCAAGGGGTTCAAGTCGTTCGGGAAGGACGTCGACAAGCTGAACCAGAAGCTCGGCGGCCTGACCGGGAAGGTCGCGGGGCTCGCGGCGAGCATCGGCGGCGGGGCGCTCGCGCAGAAGTCGCTCGCGCTGGCCGAGAAGGAGTTTGACGCGAGGACCAAGGTGCTCGCGGCGATGGAGGGGAACGTCATCGCGGCGGAGCGCGTGTTCGAGATCACCGACGCGATCCAGGCAGAGACGAGAGTCGGGAACGAGGAGCTGAACGAGGCGGCTGCGATCCTCCTGCTCGCGGACAAGAACCTTGGGTCGATCGAGAAGCGGCTGCAAGCCCTCGTCGGCGCGATCGAGGCGACGCCCGCCGTGATGCAGCAGACCGTCCTCGCCATGACGGAGTTCGACAAGGGGACGGCCGGCCTGCTCACGCGGTACATTCCCCAGCTCAAGGTCCTGCGCGACGAGGGGAGGCTCGCGGCCGAGGGCGTCGACTTCCTGCGGGACAACTACTACCAGTTCGCCATCGCCCTCGCGAAGACCCCGTTCGGCCAGGCCGTCCAGCAGTCGAACCTCCTGGGCGACCAGCTCGAGCGGATCGGGAAGACCCTGATCGGGATCAAGCTGGGCGCGGTGACGGCGATCGCTGACGCGGCCGAGGACGCGGCCGAGGCGCTGGAGTCGGCGGAGGTCGAGATCACCCTCTCCCTGATTCAGCGGTCCATCCCGCACTTTTCCGCGCTGTCGAAGATCGTCGGCGGCCTCGTCGCTCTGATCCTCTCGATCAAGCTCGTCCTGTTCTTGAAGTCCGTGCTCGCCATCTCCGCGGTGATCGCCGTCAAGATCGCGGCGTGGGTTGCGCTCATCGCCGTGGTCGCGGTGCTCCTGGAGCGGGGGCTGACCGTCCTCCTCCGCCTGACCGGGCTGCTCGGCGAGGGCGAGTCGCTCTGGGGCAAGATCCTGAAGATCGCCGATGACATGTTCGGCAGGGTCGGCGAGATTGTCGACCTGATCCAGGAGGGGAAGCTGGAGGTCGAGGACCTGTTCGACTACGTGACCACGAGAATCGAGCAGGCGGGGCTGCTCGTTCTTGGCATGTTGCACGCGATTCTGATCGCGATCGTTGCCGGGCTGGCCTCCATCTTCACGGGCGACTTCGAGAACGCTCTCGACAACGCCATGAAGGAGGGGAAGCGGATCCTGTTCTCGTACCTGGAGGACGTCGGGGAGAAGAGCGAGGCGCTCGACGACCGGCTCGCCGCGTCCATTGAGCGGAACTCTCGGAAGCTCGCGGACGAGGCGGCGAAGAGGATTGCGAATCTCGTCGCGCAGTACGACAAGGCCGTCGAGGGGTTCGCCGATCCCGACCGCCGGTTCAGCCTCGCGACGATGGTCAGCACGGTCGGCTTTGAGGACCTGTCGGAGGAGTGGGCGCGGGAGCTGTTCAAGGCTCTCCCGGAAGCCGGCGAGGGGCGCGGGCTCGTTCTCGGCGACATCAAGGCGCAGGTGGACGAGGGCAAGGTCGCGCTGCAGGACTTCTTCGCCTTTCGGCGCGAGCTGACCCTCGGTGCTCTCGCGGACGAGAGGGTCGCCACCCTCGGCGGGATGGAGGGCGCGAACGCCGACCTCGCCCAGCTTGAGGAGCGGCGCGGTCTCCTGGAGGCTCAGGTCGACACCTACGATCGGATGATCGACCGGGCGCGCGCGGTCTACGCGTCGGGTTCGGAGATTCTCGAACTGGAGACGCAGCGCGAGGGCGCGGCGCAGCGGCTGCTCGACGTCTCGCAGCAGGAGAAGGCGGCCAGGGACTCGCTCGCCGCCGCGGCGGAGAAGTACCGCGACCTCACGATCGACACGGCGGTCGCGGCCAAGGCCCTCACCGATGCGGAAAAGGTCGACATTGCGGAGCTGTTCCAGGTCGCGGAGGACGCGCGGTCGAAGCTCGCGGAGGTTCGAGCGGAGATCGCGGACAGGGCTGGGGCCGGGCTCATCATTCCCGCCGAGGCCCGCGTCCTCGAACAGCAGGCGATGGAGGAGTTCGCCTCGACGGTCGACCGCGTCGGGCGCGCTCTCGGCGCTCTGACCGACTCCGCGCCCGAGTTCACCGCCTACATCGAGGAGCTGCTCGTCGCGCTCCGCAAGATGAAGGCGGAGACGAAGTCCGTCGAGCAGACGGTCGGCCGGTTCCTCGGCGGATTCCGCGACGGGCTCAAGGGGGTCATCACCCGCTTCAACGACATGCGGGACGTGGGGCTCGCGGTCGGGGAGCACATCGCCAACTCGCTCAGCGAGTTCTTCGGCAGCTTCTTCGACGAGAACCGCAAGGAGTTCAAGGAGTGGATCGCCGAGCTGCTTCGCGGACTCGCGAACCTGATGGTGCAGATGGCGGCGATGCGGACTCTCTCCATGTTGCTCGGTGTGGGGGCCGGGGGAGGTCTCGGGTCGGACATCGGCGGCAAGGGGATGGGGGGGCTTGCGGGGATGGCCGGCGGCGGGGTGCCGGGCGGGCAGGTTCCCGGCCCCCGCGTGCGGAAGGACATCATCCCCGCGCTGCTGATGCCGCGCGAGTACGTCCAGCCCGTCGCGTCGGTCGACTACTACGGTGTGCAGGTGATGGAGGCGATGCGGCGGAGGCTGATCCCCCGCGGACTGTTCGCCGGCGTGCCGGGCGTCGGCTCGATCAGGGTCGGGCGAGGCTCGTTCGCGGAGGGCGGGGCAGCCGTGTCGACCGGGAGCATGATGGACGAGCGGAGGATGACGGGAATCGTTCCCGCGCTGGTCGCGGACGAGGACACGATGGAGAGGCTGATCGCCGCCGCCGAGCGCCCGATCATGTCGCTCCTGGGAAGGAACGCCGGGGAGCTACAGGCTCTCATCGACAAACGAGGAGACAGGAGAAGGTGACGACATGACCGCTCTGATCGTGAACCTCGAAGGGTTCAACATCAACGAGACCTATGCCGCCGTTGAGCGGCGGTTCCCCGGCGCCTCGCTGTCGAACTGTACCTTCGTCAACGGGCGTTTCTACGACGCGGCGGACTACCCGAACGCGAAGGCGATGGCGGGGGGGACCACGCTCTCGTCGATGTACACGCACGGCACGCCGGACCTTCCCTTCGCCGGCCTCCCGGCAAACTCCGACTGCACGTGGTGGGTCTTCGGCGCGGCGATGTACGTCGACGAGATGACGAGCCAGCTCAAGGTCGCGCGGTTCAGGACCTCGGGCGTCGACCAACTCACCGTCCAGCTTTGGGAGGAGACGGCCACGACGTTCAAGATCCGCGTGTACCGGGGGACGACCCTCCTGGAGGAGGGGACGACGGAGTACGCCTACGGCGCGTGGTACTACTTCGAGGTCAGGGCCCACGCGAGCACGGCCTCGGCCGGCAGCGTCGAGGTCAGGATGAACGAGAGCACGGAGATCAGCATCAGCGGCGCGCAGACCTCCACCGACGAGAGCTGGTGGAACAAGATGGGCCACGACCTCCAGATCCAGGCCGGCGGCTCGTTCTACCTCGACGACTGCTACTGGGAGTGCGGCGACACGATCCCGCCGTGGTACGGCGACCTCATCGTCTGCGGGCTCCTGCCGAACGGCGACGGAAACCAGAACGATTGGACGCCGCAGGGCGGGGGCGCGAACTACGTGGAGGTCGACGAGCCGAACAACCGCGACGACGACACGACCTACGTCTACACGGACCAGGACGCGGACGTGGACCTGTACGACTTCGAGAATCTCCCGGCGATCGTCACGGGCGCGATCGCCGCGGTGCAGGTCGAGTGGGACACGCGGCTCGTCGCGAGCGGGTCGCGAAACATCAGGCCGAGGATCAGGAGCACCGGGCCGGCCGAGGCGGCGGGCACGACGGACGTGGTGGACACGACGAGCTACTCGAACAGGCACGAGGTCTTCGAGCAGAACCCGGTGACCGTCGCGACGTGGAGCGAGGCGGAGGTCGACGCGATGGAGGCCGGGATGGAGACCGTCGCGTAGGAGGAGCTTCCCGTGGCAGCCGGACCGCAGATTCTTCTCCCCGCTAGCACGATCCTGTTTGGGACGTGGACGGCGAACGGGGCCGCCACTCATCACGAGTGTATGGACGAGGGGATCGACTCGCCGCACGACGGCGACTCGACGTACTGCGGGATTACGGGGCCGCGACAGAATCTGGAGGTGAGGCTCGATGCCGGCGTCGACCCCGGCATCGACGACGGTTTCACAATTCGCGTCGCGATGCGGCGGACGAACGCGAACATCAACATGCGGGTGCGGCTCCTGGAGGCCACTACCCAGATCAAGTCCCAGCTCGTCGCGTGCACCGCCAGCTACGTTACGACGAACATCGTGCTCACGTCGGGCGAGGCGAGCGCGATCTCCGACTTCACCAACCTGCGCATCGAGTTCAGGTCCCCGAACCTGATGATGCCGGGAAACCAGGGGCGGGTTACCGCGTGCCAGCTCGAGCTTCCGAACCCGACGCGGCTGACCCGCGCCGGCTCTCAGGTCGCGTCGATCGTCCCGACGACCATCATCCCCACGAGAGCGACCCGCGTCGGCGCGCAAGTCGGGGCGGAGGCGGTCGAGGAGGAGATGCGGCTGACCCGCGTCGGCGCGCAGGTCGCGGTGGAGATGCCTCCGTTCACGCGGCTGACTCGCGTCGCCGCTCAGGTCGCGGTCTCGACCGTGTACGAGCACATGTTCCTGACCCGCGTCGGGGTCCAGGTTGCGAGCCTCTACGTTGCCCCCGTCAAGCCCGTCGTGCGGAACACGCGAGTCGGGATCCAGGTCGCGACGAGCGCCCCGGCCGCGCCGACCGAGTGGGAGGTCTATCCCCTGGACCTGCCGGACGACCTGCCCGAGTTCTTCCTCCACAACTGGGCGACCGCGGTCCGGTTGACGACCCCCTGGCAGACGGACGTCCAGTCGTCGATGGACACGGCGTCCGAGGAAAGGGTCGGGCTCGTCACGCGGCCGACGCGCACGGTGGTGGCGAGGTTCTCCGGGCTCGCGCCGGAGCAGGCCGCGCAGATCCAGGTCGATCTCCGCCGTCGCTCCGGGGAGAGAATGCCGTTCCCGCTCTACTGCGACCACTCCAGGATCACCTCGGACGACTCCGGCGCCCTGGTCGCGTGCAACACGCGGTACCGGCGCTTCTTCCGGGGGCAGCGGGTCGCCGTCGTCAACTGGACGAGCGACCGCCAGCTCGACTCGCCGCAGTTCTCGCGGATCGAGGAGGTTCTCCCCGCGCAGCTCACGCTCGTCGACTCCGTGACGAGCGTCGAGGGCGGGCGCGTCTACCCGCTGATCGACGCCGAGGTGATGCTGGAGTCGTCGCCCCTGCTCCACGCGGAGGGCGGGCCGGTCGACGTGGAGGTCGTCGCCCAGGAGGTCGCGGGCAGGAGCGCCTTGCCCGGCCTCGGCGACTCCGTGACCGGGTTCCAGACGTACAACGGGAGCCCCGTCATCCTCCTCGGCGCGAACTGGGAGGGCGGGCTCGAGCAGGGGGTAGTCCGCCCCGGCGAGAGGTACGCGGCCGGGAGAACGGACGTCGTCGAGGCCAAGGGCGACCGCGCGAGGCACTCGCACTCCTACCCGTTCGTCGCCACGACGAGGGAGGACGCGTGGGAGGCGATCCGGCTGTTCGACGTCTGCCGGGGGAGGGCGGGAACGATGTGGCTCGTCCCCTTCTCCTCGACGATCCGCCTCTCCGAGTTCGTGTCGCCGAACATCGTGAAGGTCTACAAGGACCAGCCGCTCTCGTGGATGGAGAGCTACGTCACAACCCTCGGTGCCGTCCTGACGAGCGGGGCCACGACGCTCGCGCCCGTCGGCTCGATCGCCGACGGCGGCACGACCTGGGACATCACGCTCGGGAGGGGGATGTTCCCCAGCGCCCCGTCCGTCATCAAGCGGGTCGAGCCGGCCTGCCTCGTCCGGTTCGAGAAGGACGCGCTCGTCGAGAACTGGGTCGTGGACGAGGTGTGCGAGATGAAGCTACAGTTCCTCGACCTCCTGAACGAAACCGTGGCGGAGATCACCGATGAGTCTGCCTAGCGAGACCCCGGCCAAGAGCCAGGCCATTCTCCTCCTGTTCGAGTACGGGGACGGAGAGGAGACGGTGAAGGCCCTGGCGAGCGCGGACGACGACATCCCCTACCTGGGGACGAACTACGAGAGCGAGCCGCGCGTCGAGGTCGAGGTTCCCAAGATGGCGGGGACGTTGAAGCAGAAGGACGCGGAGATCAGTCTCCCCCTGGAGGACGAGGGGTTCTCTGACCTCGTCTCGAACGGCGAGCCCCACTCGCCGGTGAAGTGCACCGTCATGGAGCGGCTCGTTGCCGGAACCGAGGAGACCGTCCGGTTCCTCTTTCGGGGCAAGCTGGCCCGCGCGTTCAGGAACGCCAAGGGGAGGCGCGGTCGCGTCAAGCTGGAGGTCGGCGGGCCGAAGGGCGAGCTTGACGTTCGGCTCGGGATCTCGATCGCGCACGCGTGCCGCTGGACGCACGGGGACGAGAACAGCAGCCCGTGCGGGATCGACCTGAGCGCGTACCGGCAGACGGGGACCATCATCGCCGTCGACGGCCCCGAGGTCTGGATCACCGGGCTCGACTACTCGTGGTGGACCGACCTGCACGGGAAGTGGTGGCACCGCGGCTACCTGGAAATCGACGGCCTTCGTCTCACGGTTCGCGACTGGGCCCAGGGCGACGAGACGAGGTTCCTCCTCGTGCGCGATCCTCCCGCGAGCTGGCTGAACGCGAGCGTCACGGCGACGCCGGGCTGCGACAAGCTCGTCGAGACCTGCCGTGGGCGCTGGGACAACGAGGAGAACTGCTCCTGTATCGGCATCGCCATGCCGGCGTACAACCCGACGCTGGAGGATCCCGGATGAGCCGACCCGTCCTCGTGTGGCAGCCGATGTCGCTGCCCCCCGACGTCGCCGAGCCCGTCGTCGCCCGCCTCCGCGCCGCGCTTGAACCGTGGCGCGGGACGGAGTTCGCGGACGGACAGTCGGTGTGCGGCGCGGGCGCCCACTGCGCGGGGTTCGTGGTTGCG